CAGGTAAGCCTAACATGCAACAAATACCTGCAGATAATATCTATAGGAACTGTTTCATTGCGCCGGATGGTTGGAGCTTTGTAAGTGCTGATTACAGTTCACAAGAACTCAATGTAATTGCCTTTGGATCTAAAGACCCTGTTTGGTTAAAGGCTTTAGAAGAAGGACAGGACTTACACTCTACCTGTGCTGAGTTGGTATACGGGGAACAATGGTTAACTAGTGGTGATGATGATTGCGCTTACATGAGTAAGAGAGAGAAATGTAATTGTCCATCACATAAAAAACTTAGAACTAATGTTAAAACAATTAATTTTGGCCTTGCTTATGGTATGGGCCCTAACAAACTTGCAGACACATTAGATATAAATATACCTGAAGCAAAACAATTAATAGATAAGTATTTTACTGCGTTCCCTGCAATTGGAGGGTTCTTAGATAAACTTGCAACATTTGGAAAAAAGTATGGATACATCAAAACATTTCCACCGTACAATAGACGTCGGTGGTTTACAAACTGGTATCCTAACATTTGGAACAGTCAAGCAGACAAGCGAGAGCTTGGAAGTATTGAGAGGGCAAGTAAGAACACACCTATTCAAGGAGCATCAGCTGATATGACTAAGCTTGCGCTTCATTATATTAGAGAATATATAAAAGAAACTAACGCGCCTGTAAAAATGGTAATGACTGTTCATGATCAAATAGATACTATATGTGAGATAGACTATGCTGATAAATGGGTAGTTAAAATGACTGAACTTATGGAAAAAGCTGCGTTAGTTGTAGTTACTAACGGCTTATTAAAAGCAGATACAAATATTAGTAAATCATGGGAAAAATAAATGTACAATCTAGCACTATTGAAGGTAGAGCAGAAGAAAGAGTACAAGTGACAGAGTATGATATTATATTTGGAGCTATACGAAGAGAAATGAAGATTACTAAAGAGCAAATAGTAAGCAGAAGTAGGCTTAGAGAAATAGTGGAAGCAAGACAAATGTTTTGTATGCTTGCAAGAGATCTTATAAAAGAAGGTTCTGCAAAGGTAGGACAACAAATAAATAGAGATCATGCAACTGTACTATACTCTGCTGCTTCAATGCGTAATTTATGCGCTATAGATAAAAGACTAGCTATTGCTAAGAATTACATTGAAAAAGATATAACTCCTAAAATAGAAAGGATAAGTGAACTCACTATTCCTATTTGTAAACATTGTAAACAACCGATATATGAAGAAAGGTTATCATGATTACGTCCCATTAATTAAAGACGTAGAGGAAGATGTAGAGATTAAAATAGAAAAAACACATGAGCCAAAGTATATAACTACTAGCGCAGGTGTAAGACATAAAATATCTGATGAAAGAGGTATGGTAGTAGGAGACACTGCTATACTTGTATTTGGGACAAAATTGCCTGGATATGCGCATAATAAAATAGTTGTTGTTGATCTTAAAATGGATACTAAGAACTATATTAAATTTAACGGAAGAGTATAAAGCTCATTAATGTCCTGAATGTAGCTCATAATCAAGACAATTTGAGCCGAATAGAAAGACTAATTGGCTTAAAACTAAAACAAGATTACGAGAGCAAGCTACGTGAACGCTGCACTAAACCACCCCAAGCTTTAATCTAAATACAAGATTAGGTGTATTAAATTTTTCGGGGTGGTACTTATACGAGAGCAACCTGCGTGAGTGGTGCAATCTTTTACTGTAGTTAAAGGGAGAGGAGGTTATTGACTTGGTCGTTTATGCGCTTCTCCCTTGCTATTTAAACTAAATTTTAAAAAATGGAAATTTCTATTGGAATTGTATGCTTAATAGGACTATATCTTGCTTATGAAATGATTAAGTATAAAAAACAAATTAAACAAAATGAGAAAAATAATACAGAACGTGCTTTGCGAAGCAACAAGAAGAAGAAAAAATCTTCAAGTAGTGCAGAGGCTACTAAGGTGGAAGCACCGCATAAAAGTAAGCCTAGACGTACTTATAAAAAGAAAAAGAAATCTATAAAACCAAAAACAAATGACTGAATCTCAAGATGAATTAAACAAAAGTTTTGACAACAACATAACACAGATAGCTGCTATTATAGAAGAGCAAACTAAATCTTTACAAAATGTTATTGATGTTGCACACGCTCTAATAGAGAGAGTTAAAAAGCTTGAAGTAACAATAGCTATTAATGATGCTATAAATACAAAAGTAAATGAGTAAAGATTGGTGGGATGATCTACCAAATCATCCTGCAAATCAACCTGATGTAGAGCCAGAGTTTACCTCTGAGCATTTTACAGAGCTTGAAAGCGTCGAGATAGAAGGGATAGACACTAAAGATCATCCTGATTATTGCGACGCTTTTGTGGCTAAAGCTGTTTGGCTTGGTAGAGAGCTTACAGACGATGAGTTAGAAATTGTTAACGACGATTCTGACTTTGTATATGAACATACTATGAAACATGTAGAACTTTTAAATGACTAATTATGAACCAGAAATCAATTGATTCGTACGAAAAGCTTGCAAAAGATAATGGCTTGTCTCGCAGACAAGTACAAGTATTGCAAACACTTAAAAATGAATTAGGTATGGGCAGTAATCGTATGATTGCCCACAAGCTTGGTTGGGATATTAACCGAGTAACAGGTAGAGTTAAGGAACTCAGATCAAAAGGCTTAATAGAATATGCCGGCGATTTTGAAGACAAAGAAACTAACAGAACAGTGAACCTATGGAAAGTGTCATTGTAATGCATGAAGTTAAAAATACAGAGCAAAAGAAAGCATTAAATGCTTGGGCTAGAGCTGGGTACTGCGGTAGTATTATCGCAGGTACCGGTTTTGGTAAATCTAGATGCGGTGTACTTGCAGTTTGTCATGTGTTAGATAAAGAATCTTCTTCTTCAAAAGCACTAGTTCTTGTTCCTACTACACAATTACAAAAGCAGTTTAAAGAAGAGTTTATAAAGTGGGATAAAGAAACATATCTTGAAGATGTAGAAATCTTATGCTATCAAAGCGCTTATAAACTTAAAAATAAAAATTATTGTATTGTAGTGTGTGATGAAGTGCATTTAGGCTTGTCGCCACAGTATCGTAAATTCTTTGAAAACAATACATATGATAATCTTTTATGTATGACTGCTACACTACCAGAAGAGTATGAATATAATTTAAAATTGCAACAAATTGCACCTATAAGCTATAGGATTACATTGGATAAATGTGTATCTTTAGGGCTCGTTTCTCCGTATGAGATTCATTGTATCCCTGTTGAACTTACAGATAGTGAACAGGCTGATTATAAGAAGATTAACAACAAGTTTGTCTACTGGAAATATCAGCTAGGAAACTTTGACGCCTTTAATGAAGCTAAAAGAGTCCTTGCAGATAGAGATGCAACGCCTGAGATGAAACAAGCAGCTGCACAATTCTATGCATGCATTAGAAATCGCAAGAAGATTGTAGATTTTGCTAGTCAAAAAGTGGATGCGTTACAAAAACTTGTAGTTAGAAATGTAGGAAAAAAGATACTAGTATTTGGAGGTGCTAATGCTTTTACTAATGAACTAGCAGAAGCAAATGAGCCATTTTCTACAGTATATCATAGCGGAAAGACAAAGAAGCAGAAAGAGAAAGCTATTGAAGATTTTAAAGATGGTACTAAAACTGTACTTTGTAGTACTAAAGCCCTAAACCAAGGATTTGATGTGCCTGATGCAGGTATAGGTGTAATTTGTGGTTTAACTAGTAAGTCACTATCAATGATACAACGTGTTGGTAGGCTTATTAGATTTCAAGAGAATAAAATTGGTAAAATTTATATTCTATATGTAAAAAATAGTCAGGAAGAAAAATGGCTAAATAGCAGTGTTAAGAACCTTAAAAATGTAAACTGGGAATGATATTTAAAATACTTGTAATCTATTTGTTAATTACTAGGCATATAAAATTATGTATGTCTGATAGAAGCATATTTATACAAATAAAACAATACGCGTATACTGACACTGACGAAGAGTTAGCAGAATATGTGCGTATTAAACATTTTATGATATGGAGATTCAAATAGATGTAAACTTACTTATTGAAGAGGGTATAAGCGCAGATGATTTTACTGCGCTTTATATCCTCTATAGAAATGGACATGATTTAGTAGTAGAGATGAAACTGAAACCTGATTGGATTGACTTACAGAGTAAAGGATTTGTAAAATTAGGAGCATCACATAAAACTCATGTTGTAAGACAAAAGTTTATAGACCTATTTACAAGTAATTTTGATAAGATGTTTAACGAACTTCTTATTAAGTATCCTATGAAAGTTAATACAAACAGATCAGTTAGAATTTTGCATGCTAAAGATCCGTCTTGTAATGCTAATCTTAAAGCTAAAAAGAAATATCAAAGAATTGTAGGCAATAAATTACACGTTCATAAAAGAATAATGTCTTGTTTAGACACACAATTAGAAATAGAACGTGATAATTTAGGCTATCTACAAAACTTAGAAACTTGGCTTAATAATCATACTTGGGAAAAGTATGCAGACATAGACAAAACCAATGATACAGACACCAGAATCACAAGAAAGCTCTAAAATTTTACAAGAAAGAGGATTTCAGAGCATTGAAAAGGCTGTTAACCAGTCTATTGCTGTTGTAAAACAAGCAAAAAAGGGAGAAAGAGACGTACTAAAAACTATGTGGCCTAGACTTAACAAGAATTTGTTAGGCGGATTACAAAAAGGTAAGATGTATGTTGTAGCTGGCCGCCCCGGCGTGGGTAAATCAGCATTTAGTAATCAATTAGTATTTGATTTGTTGGATGCAAATAAAAATGCAAACATAATTATATTGTACTGGACATTCGAGATGCCTGGCTATCAACAAATTATGCGTTCTGCATCAAAAGACGTAAAGAAACAGATAAGCGATTTGTTATCAGTAGACTCACCTCTTACTGATATAGATTTTAGAAATTATATAAGCAAAGTTAAAAAATACGCAGGGTACAATATTCATTTTAATAACTACCCTCGTAGTATGGAATATATTATAAACACTAACGAACAATTATATGAAACTGATCCTGACATTATTGTTGTTAATTTGTATGATCATAGCCGTCTCATTAGCGGTAAGGAAGATACAGAGCTTCGACGACTAAACACTGTGTCTAAAGGTTGCATGCATATGCAGTCTAAATTTAATGTTGTTAACATCTTACTATCGCAGCTAAACAGGAATATTGAGCAAGAGCATCGTGCTAAAAATCAATATCAACCGTTATTAACTGATTTGTTTGGCGGTGACAGCATTGGTCAAGATGCACATGTAGTTATGATACTAAACAGACCTTTTGATTTGTATGGTATTACATCTAAATATTGTGACGAAGATCCTAAAGGCTTATTAGCCTGTCATGTAGAAAAAAATCGTGACGGTTTGCTTGGTATGATTAGTTACGAAGCAGACATGAGCACATTCACTATTAAAGAAAGAAGATAAAATGGAATTACCAAAAACTAAAATAAAGGCGTCTAGAAAGTCGCCAAAGAATATGATAATATACGGTGCGCCAAAGATTGGCAAAACTACTGTATTATCACAGCTTGATAATTGTCTAATTATTGACTTAGAAGATGGCTCTGACATGGTTGACGCGCTAAAAGTAAAAGTGGGAAGCCTGAGAGAACTTGGAGAAGCCGGTAAAGCAATTCATGAAGCTAAAAA